ATTTTTCAGGGTGCATCGGAACATATCTTGATTTATGGAACATAAATAAATAATCAAATAAGAATAATTTAGGAAACCTAAATGGCAAACATAGTCGATTATATTAGGGATGGTGTTACATCCGCTAAGACTACAGTTTCAGGCTACATCACTGGTGCAGCTGATACAGTTAAAGGTATTGCTGGTGGTGTTAAAGATGCAGCCACAAAAGCAGTCAACCCACCAAGGGGTGATTGGATCAACAACACCCGAAAGAGTTACGAAGTAAACAAATACAAGGTTGATCAACACTCATATCCAATGGATTTGCTTTCACCTATTTATGGTGGAAACTATGCTATTTTCTACATCAACGTTTCGGATGCTTCTAGACTTTCTCTTACAGAAGAAACAGTAGACTTAAACCCTAAGACTGAAGCTCGTATGCGTGGTTCATTGGTGGGTAATGCAAAGAGGTTAGAGAACTTATTTGATGCTGCCGTTGGCTCAGCAAACAAGGTTTTACCAGAAGCTGCGAATATTAGTATTGATGCTGTCAAGAATGCAGTACCATTTAATGGTAGAAGCCAACGTAGGTTAAAGACTGCTATTGCTCTACACGTACCTAATCAATTGAGCGTCCGCTATGCTACCAACTGGGATACTGAGGATACAGCTGGCGCTCAAGCACTTATGTCAGCTGGTAGTTCAGTGGGTGAAGCGCTCGCTGGCAATCCAACTGCTGCTGTTAAAAACTTGACTGACGCAGCTGCTACTGGCGCCGAGGCATTTGTTGCCAGCAAGATGGCGAGCAGTAAATATAGTAAGGTCATATCAGCTGCTACTGGTACAGCATCAAACCCTAAAAAAGAACAAGTGTTCCAAGGTGTAGAATTCCGTAAATTTTCATTCGATTACCAATTCTACCCAAGAGATGAATTTGAAGCTGAAAACGTTCTTAATATCATCCACCAGTTTAAGCTACATATGCACCCAGAGTTCAAGAGTGAATTGAACTATGTTTGGATCTACCCTTCTGAGTTTGATATCACATATTATACTAACGGTGCAGAGAACCTCAACCTTCACAAACATACTTCTTGTATCCTAGAAAGTATGAACGTTAATTACACTCCAAACGGAAACTTCTCTGTTTTTGCTAATGGTATGCCAACACAAATTAACTTATCACTAGAGTTTAGAGAACTACAACTAGCTTCCAAAGAATCTATTGGTCTAACACCAGGAGGTCTATAACATGTACTTTAAAGGCTTCCCTCAATTTCTTTATGATTTTAACTACGGGGATAAAATCAAAACAAGTATTGTGAAGGACATCACACGAAATATTCGTGTTAGACGAGAAGTTCTTGCAAACGTTACATTATTTGATGAATATGATATCATTGATGGTGAAACCCCAGAAGTGATTTCCGAGAAGTTTTATGGAACTCCAGAGTATCACTGGGTTATTATGTTGGCTAATGATAAGTATGATTATCGCGCAGACTTTCCTCTCCCAGAGGCTGTTTTAGCGAAGCATATTGCATCTGTATATAATCCAACTCTGTATTCATCTGATTGGTATTGGGACACGCATGATGATGGAAACTTATATTTCCATATCAGAATTACAAGTACTGCTGTTCCATTTGATGTTGAATACTTAACAGCGCCTGTTAAAATCACAGTTAGAGATGACGATGCATCGTTCTCTGTTGTTATTAATTTCCCAACAGACCCAATTGGTCTAGATGTAGCAACCCAATACTTCTATTTCCCAGTTTCTACTCAAAATGAGGATTGGTTGATTGCGCACGGTAAAGAGGGTTCAACTGCAACTGCTGGTGTTGGTAATGTTGAATTGACAATTACCACAGAAGGTCGCCAGCATAATCCTGTTTATTTCGTTAACGAGCAGGGGTTGAAGATTAATCCAACCTCTGGTGCTATCGCTGTTACAGGTGACGTTCAGCATAGATTCGAGAATGACCAGAAACGAAGAATTAAAATTATTTCTCCTACTTTGTTAGAAACGCTTCTTCGAAATTATCAAGATGAGTTATAATGCCTGAATTTAATAATCCCGCTAATACGTTAAGATATGCTGGCGATGTTAACATCGAGAAGATAGAGATCATCACACCAAAGGGTATCTATCAAAACGTTAGAAATCAGATTATTCAGTTAAGAATCTACGAGGATATCTTTTCTCCGTTCATAACTGGGTCAGTGGTATTAAAAGAATCATTCGACTTACAATCACTGTTACCATTGATTGGTGAAGAGTTTATCGAAATCAAAGTTTCAACTCCGACATTAGACAAACCCATAAGCGGATTGTTTCATATTTACAAGATGAACGATAAAGTGAACCTTGGTGATAGAGCCATTGGTTATGAATTAAGTTTTATCTCAGCTGAATCTCTTGTTGATTCTAACAAGAAAGTTAGCAAGGTTTTTTCTGGTAAGATCTCAGACATTGTTAGAGCTTTCGTGGTTGATAAGATTGATGGTCTTGAAAGTAAGAAGAAGTTCAACGTTGAAAATACTCGTAACACCATCAAGTATGTTTCCCCATATTGGAGTCCAGTTCAGAACCTAACATTCTTGTCTGAAAACTCTATCTCTGAGAACCAATCTCCTTCGTTCTTGTTTTATGAGAACAGAGATGGTTTTAATTTTAAGTCTTTGGAAAGTCTATACAAAGCAAAATCATTCCAACAATTTATCATGGATAAGTATTCTCGTGATAGCTTCCCACAGGGTGGTAACGCACTGAACATTTTGGAAGACTACAAACGTGTTGGTGAGATTGACTTCATTGAGTCATATGACTACATGGATAGATTATCTGGTGGTATGTATAACTCTAAACTAATTTCGTATGACTCTACTAAGAAGACATACACTGTTAAGAACTTCGATATTAAAAATAAGTTTAGCAAGCAAACCCATTTGAACCCTTACCCACTATTCTCAGATAAGGCTGTTGGTAGAAGTAATGCTAAACAGATTATATTCCCAAGAGCGTTTGAAACATTCACATCTTTCGGTGATACAACTAACGCACGTGTTCTTCAGGAGCGTATTTCTTTCTTGAAGATGGCGGAAGCTCAAAAGATTAATATTTCTGTCCCCGGTCGTTGCGACTATACAGTTGGTCAAGTCGCAGAACTGACTCTGTATAAAAAGCAACCTATGAAAAAGAGTGACAGAAACGAAGATTTGATTGATGACGTTAATAGTGGTAATTATCTTGTTTCTGCTATAAATCATCAGATTTCAGTAGACGGTCATACTTGTTTTATTGAATTAATTAAAGATTCTATGAAGAAGAAAGTTTAATAATGGCGCAGAATAGTATTTACTTCGGTGTAGTTGAAAACCGTGTAGACCCACTTGAACTTGGTAGATGTCAGGTTCGTGTAGTTGGTTTACATACTCACGATAAAAACTTATTACCAACATCTGATTTACCATGGTGTGCAGCTATGCAACCAGTAACATCTGCAGCGATGAATGGTATTGGTCATACTCCAATTGGGCCAGTTGAGGGGTCATCAGTTGTTGTTATGTATCTTGATGATTCATTCCAGCAAGGTATTATTATGGGTGCTGTTGGTGGCATCGCCACAAACCCAGTGCCTATTGACTTCGACGACTCTGGACCAATTATTGAAACTGATACTGCGTCTAAAGATATTATTCGCCTGAGAAGTATCCCTGGTCCACAGAACGGGCAGATCATTAAACTATACGACCCAGAATATAATAGGCAAGACTTGACTTCTGAGTTGACTGCTAACATGCGTGTTAGCGGTTATGGTATTGAGTATGGTGCTGTTATTGTTTCTATTGACAGTGGAACTCAGATTACTATTTCCAAACCTGTCCGTGATTATGCTGAGAATATCATCGAGTTTGAGCAACCCTTAGCATCGGTTCAAGCTGTTGTTGCTTCTGCTACAAACATTACTGGTTCTACCCTTGATCAAAAATCAGATATAGTAAAGACAACTCCAGTCAATACAGAAATACCAACATTACCCCCGTTACCAGAGTTTAAGAATACTCAAACTAAAGCGTCAGAAGGTATTAAAGCACTTATCGCTGCGTGTGATAAGGTTGGGTTGACAACAAAAGAACAAAAGTGTGCTCTACTTGGTATTGCTGGTGGTGAAACTGGATGGATTCCACAAAAGGAATCTTATAACTATTCGCCATCACGTTTGAAGCAAATTTTCTCTTTTGCAACAGATGAAGACGTTGCAAAATACGCCAACGCAACTAAGAATGGTGTAACCCGTGAAGAATTCTTCTCTTGGTGTTACGGACCAACTAAGCGTGGTAAAGGTTTCTTTGGACACACATCAGATGAGATGGCTGGTAAGTATTACGGTCGTGGATTCATTCAGTTGACTGGTTATTCAAATTATAAACGATACAACGATCTAGCAAAAGCTGCTGGTTTGAATATTGATATTGTTAATGACCCAGATTCCCTGGACGCTGATATTAACGTTTCAGCTCAAGTAGCTGCTTTGTATATCAAAGACCGAGTATCAAAAGGTGTGAATCCAAATTCACATCCAGACTATTTCTTTGCTGCTAAAAAAGCAGTTGGCGTAAACTCTCCAGATATCGCTGCTCGTAAACTTCGTTACTACGAATATTTCTATGGTAAAGAAGGTGGTGGTGGTGTAAACAAAGATGCTGGCGCTGCTATTCCAGCTGTAGAAGATTCATCCGAAACAAAACCAGGACCATCTAAGAAGTCTATCCAGACTGGTTCTTTCGGTCTAGGTTTCCGTGACCCAAATAATAAATACCCACTTCAAGAATATATCGGCGAGTCAGACGTTAATCGTTTAGCCCGTGGTGTTATTGAAGGTACAGTTGTTAAGTTGAAAGACGCTAACCGTAAGATGGGTATTCCAACTGCTAACGGTGGTCAGTGGGATCAACCAGCTGCCCCGTTTGGCGCTAAGTACCCATTCAATAAAGTTTTTGAATCTGAATCTGGACACATTCAAGAGTTCGATGACACACCTGGTCAAGAGCGTGTTAACACATATCATCGTTCTGGTACATTCACTGAGGTTGATGCTAACGGCACTCAGGTAAACTATATCGTTGGTGATAACTTCATCCTAATGGAACAAAACGGTTGCATCCACGTTGCTGGTGAATGTAACATTACTGTTGATGGTCAAACTAATATTCTTGCACGTTCTGATGCTAATATCAAAGTTGAGCAGAATGCTACTGTTACAGTTGGTAACAATTTAGACCTTGGAGTTGCGAATGACGTTTCTATGGCTATTGGTGGTGACTTCTTAGCCAAGGTTGGTGGTTCATTTAAACTTGACGCTGGTGATCTAATTATGAAGTCACAATCAGATTATACAGTTCAAGCTACTGGAGATTATTCAGCTAAAGGTGCCAAGGTTGCGATTGAATCTGAAGGTGATGCTGATTTCAATGTTGCTGGAACGTTCAACATGAACTATTCTGAAGGTAACTTCGGTGTTAGTGCTGGCAGCGCAACTGACGTAGAGAACGTTGAACTCGCTGCCCCTCCAGCTGGTAACCCATTAAACGCAGCTATCGGTTATTCTATCGCACCTCCACGAGAGTTCGAAGAGAAAGCAGTTGTTGAAACTCCAGACGATTGGGACACCCCAGAAGGTCGTGCAGCTGCTCAGAAGCAAGCATCAACCGAAGGTGTTGTTGGTGCGGTGGTTCTACCAACCGCTGATGAATCTGCTCCAACTCCAACTGGTGGTTCTAATTCTCCAGTTACAGTTGACAAGAACGATATTCAGAATACTCGTGACTTCACTAACGATTATCGACTATCTAAGAACGTTGTTCTTGGTATGATGATTGCTGATAAGAAACACGTTCTTACACCGCAGATGTTGAAACCAGCTTCTGGTGGTCAAGAACGTCTATACACCGTACAGGAAATTGTAGGTAACTTGGCTGAAACTGCAAACAACGTTCTAGAACCAATCATTGATGTATTGCCAGGGGGTCGTTCTGGTTATGGTACTCAATGGGTTATCTCTTCAGGTTATCGCTTGAAGGGTGTTGTTAAGAATGAATCTCCAACTTCTGATCACTGTAAAGGTCACTGTGTTGATATCGTTCTTAAACTGCCAGACAAGTACACTAAGACTTATGAGATGATTCAAAAGATTGAACCGTTGATTGTTTATGACCAATTAATCTTGGAATATCGTTTCCCTGATTCAGTTTGGATGCACATTAGTTATCGTAAGGATAACAACCGTAAGATGGCGTTCACAATGGTCAACGATAAGACATACAAGCGTAATACTAAAGGTCTACCAGCTGGCTTCTTCTTATTGAGCACTATCCCACCGAAAGGTACAGTATAATGGCTGCTGTTTGGAATATCGAAGAACTTCCAAACATAGACGAGTACGTTGCGTTCAGCCATTCATTCACCTATACGGATGATGAGTTTCTTTCTAATACATACACAGTTGTTTTAACACCGTCAGAAACCAACCCAGAGAACGTTTTCATTAGTGGTAATAACGTTTCTGGGTATTACTCTGACGTATTTGACGTTTATGTGAAGTATAAAACCAAAGCTGTTCCAAATGAGTTTATTGAAGTAAATAACTTCAGAAAGATTATTGTCGATAAGTTGGAACAGCTTGTTGAGTATAGACCAGATTTAACCCCAAACAAAACTTACACATATACAGCAAATGTTTATAGCGAGGGTGAGTTGGTTGATTCAAGAGTATATACAAAAATTGTAAATAATAACTGGGATCTAAATAAAGACCTTTTGCTTCGTACAATTTCAAATACAGTTATTGCCGATGAGGCACTTTACAAACAATGGATAAATAGTATCAACGCTGCTCCAGTTAGATGGAAGAACACGTCTAACGTTGTAATTAATTGGATATAAAATGCAAATCCCAAATACGTTTAAGTTAAGAACTGGTGCCATTCAATTGGCAGACTTAGATGCAAACTTCGATATTATCCAAGTTACAGTAAACACGCAAGCTGAGACTATCCTAAAAGTCCAGACAGATATATCCAATA